TTTAGCTCCTTGTTCCATAATATCGCTTATGGTTTGTTGGACCACTTGATCCTCAAATGGTTCATAGAATTGTCTGGTCATACTTGGATCGTACCCGCCTATCGTACCTCTTAAAATGTCAGCCGATTCACCCAAACCTTCTTGTAGAGATCCTAGACCTCTTGCAGTAGCTCCTAATGAGCCTACGGCAGCAGATCTGCCTCTTTGTAGTCCTTCTTCTAACGATTGTATGCCTGTGCCATAAGCCCCGGCTGCTTGTTGTAAGTATGGGTCTTGTATGCCTACTGATTGTCTTTGTAATTGCATGGCTGCGAGTTGATCTGGGCTAAAACCTGCGACTTTTTCGTCTATGACAATAGGATTGCCTTCATCATCATAAAAAGCTCTCTCAGCAGCCCTCATGGCCCCTGGAATGAATCCACCTTGTCCGCCAACACCAAACAATAACTGTTCTGTTAATGGATCTAAGCCAGAAGCGACTTGCCTTACACTAGAAGCGAAAGGTGCATCGCCTTGGGGAACACTTGAAGGTAGTGGTGGTGGCGGTTGTGGAGCTTGTACTTGCACATCGGGAGGAAGATTCACAGTGGTTTCTGGTTCTCTCGCTATGCCTAGACCTGGACCAGACCGATCGAGGCGTCCTGGAAACATTTCATCCATTAAATCGTCAGTCATGTTTGAAATTTTCGGACTGCCTAAATCTGGAGTAATTTGATTATAAAGGTCTCTCCCACCTGCTTGAACTGGTGGTCGTTCTGCTAAATTCACAATAGGCTTGCCAAAATCTAACAATGTGTCTTCAAATTTGCCTGCTGGTGGAGGGACTGGTCTACCGACAGCAATTTGATCTGCTGGTCTAAAAATCTGTCCCTCTTGTTCGATTGGGCTGATACCCTGTCTAAATGGGTCCACGGGTGCTGGTCGTCCTTGGGGTGGGCGTGCTATGAAAGCTCTAGCATCTTGCCCGAAACCTTTATCACCGGGCTTTAGATTGATTTGTTGTTGTAGTCTTTGCCTAAACTCTTCTGGTGTTTGTCTTTGTTTGAAGGTTTTACTTCCTGCTCTTATATTTCGAGTTGGAATATACTGCATCAGCTCATCATCCGACATGTCTATTAATCCTTGTAAGCTGGGTAGATTCGGTGGTGGTGGTGTTCTAAGCCCTGAACCAGGTATAAGTTGATTACCACCAAAACCACCAGGCCCTACATTTATAGGTTGGGCTCGTCTCAACGCCCCAAATCTTTCTAAGTCGATTCTTGGTATATTGCCTCTATCTTGTAATCCAGGCAAAAGTGAAGGCAAACCGCGTTTTCCTTTAAATTTATTGATTCTTGGCATTAGTTGTTGTAAGAACCTACTCATATTAACTTGACGGTTGAGCGCTGTTTTCGAAAAAATCCATCAATTGATACATATTTTGCATACCGCGTTCTCTGTCTTCCTCCATGCTTGGGGTTAAACTTAAAATACCATTATTGTTACTAACATCGTAGGATCCTGCTCCTCTAACTGCTCGACCCGTCATAACATATTCACCATCTGACAGCATCGCTGGAATGTCGTCACTGGTTTCTGTGCCTGGACCGTTTATATCACCATCCATTCTTGGAAAGTCCTCAGCTTCTAGTTCACCACCCTCTTGCATTTGTACGGCTCCGCCTTGTGCATACTGCATGACTGGGCCTCCCATCATCATTCCGCTGGCCATACCACCTTGTAAGTCCTCTAAACCATTACCATAAACTCCACCACCGTAAGCCATGGCTCTTGGTTTTCCACCAGATAACTCTGGTAATGTGCCCTCTGGCAACAACCCAAACTCGACTGGGTTCGGTGCTTGTTGTCCTGTTCTTCTAGCTATTTCAGCTTCAATGTTATATCTACCTGTAGGACTCATGGTAGTTAGTGGTGTCAATGCAACACCTTTTTGTTTCTTGGCGTCTTCGTAGGCCAGCTTACCTAAACCAGCTGCTAAGGCTCCAATGCCGCCCAATTTAAGTGCGTCACCTAAGCCACCACCTAAGCCACCTCCGCCTTGTCCTTGTCCTTGGCCTTGACCCATACCGGGGAATACACCATAAATGCCTTTACCGCTGCCTGGACCTCCAGGATCAAATCCAAGTATGTCGTCTAATATTTTTCCTCTAAAGAAACCTTGCCCTTGTTGAACCTGCATAAAATTACCGTCCCCGTCAGCAGTAAAAATGTTACCGGATTCATCTCTGTAAGTGTTACTTGCCTCATCAAAGGTCACACTGCCTTGAGGTTGTCCCATCATACCAGTTTGTTGGCCACCACCGAAAAGACTTCCAATACCAGCCTGTGCTCCTGAACCTAACGCTCTAAATTTATCGAGAAATCCGAGATTTTGAAAACCCCCTTGACCTACTGCTTGTCCACCTACTGAACCTAGACCACCAATACCGCCTAAAAGTCTACCCGCACCGTAACCACCTAAACCTCCTGTCAAAGCTCCGCTAAGTCCTTTGCCTGCCGCTAGATTAGTCCCGGCACCAATGGCACCGGCTAATACTGGCCCAACTCCAGGTATAAAGTTTGCTAATGGTCCTGCGACCGGTGCAATTTTTTTTGCTAGTTTTTTCAGACTTTTACCAATTTTCTTGAAAAAACCAAATTGCTCTAGACCTGTTACTGGGTTTAAACTTGCGATACCTCCACCTACTATGGCTTGCTCTGGGTCGATGTCAAACTCTTTGAATTTTTTTTCTACAACTTTTTCAAATTGATCGTCGTCAAAAAACTCTGGAGGAAGCACGATTTCACCCGGTCTTAGGTGTGCTAATTGTGTATCTTCACCTTCACCCTGCATGGCAAGTTCCTCTGCCAAACCACTTAGAGGGCTCATCTGTTTTATTTCAGCCTTGCGTAATAGTTTATCTAGTTCTTTTTGTTCCTCTTCATCTAAATTTTCACCTAAACCTAGCGGCGGCATTTGCAATGAAGGGCTTGGTTTGGGTGGTCTTAAATTTGGAAAATTATCTTCTAGTATAGGGTCTGGTCCAGGTCGTTTTAAACCTTGCCCTATCCTTTGAAAATTATCTGGAATTGGTCTGTAAAATCCAGGATCTATGTTTCTGGGTGGTTCAAAATCGGATTCTGGAATTAAATCACTTTCTCTATAAATACCCTCTGCTCTGTCTTCGATACCGTTCTGATTTATGTCTCTAAGATCTAGAGTCCTAATCGGACTAGGCACCATGCCTTCGGGTAAAGGTGAGCCATCTTCTAATCTGGGTTGTTGCGAGCCTTGGTTTAGCAGTCTGTCTCTTAGTATTTCCATTTCTCTATTTGAAATTGCACCTTTACTGCCCTGTATAATTTTATTTATAAATGAAGATTCATTGTCTGACAGGGCATCTCTTAGTATTTCCATTTCTCTATTTGAAATTGCACCTTTACTGCCCTGTATAGCATCAAAAAGAAATCTAGATTCATTGTCTGACAGTGCACCTTGTGGAGCAGAAAAACTGGCTAGTCTTTTTTTAAGTCCTTCTTTCATTTTTATGGCGTACTTACTGTTACACTTCCTAAACTAATTGTACCAGACAATCCAGTCAAATAAGTTCGATGTTCATACAGGTTTCTAAACTCAGTGCCATCAAACGCTTGGTGAACCTCTGTTGTAGTGTTAAATATAATTGCTCCAGCCTGAAATTGCAATTCACTTAGCTCAGTAGCGTTGAAACTTTTTACTAGATCTGGGTCTTGTGCATTGAGGTTTATTTCTAAAATTCTTACCAATCGATTAAAGGTATCTGCGTCTACGGCATCTCTTTGTGCCAAAGGTAGTCTGGTTGGTAAAAGTTTGCTCATTATCTTCTACCCGAAGGCACGATATCTACACGGGTGTCACCAAGTCTCCACTTATAATTCTTTCTATCTACTTCATCGTTATCATCGTCAGATTCAAACCTCAAAACAAACTGCCTCGTTCTTGTACGCAGACTAGAAAAGTTTGTACTGCCTTTTACTTGACTGGTTGAGTCTGTGGCTAGTGTTTGGTTGCTAAAGTCACGTCGCTTGACTACCAAATTTACTGCCGGATCTTGGCTTGTACCGACATCATTAATAAAAGATATGTCTGGTAAGACTTTTTTAAGAAAGACAAAGTTATCACCATCTGCCATATCTATGTCGCCTGATTCGATAAAAACATTATCCATTGCGCTTTGATCGTCGTTAAAACCTTTTTCGTGTTGAAAGATAAACTCGTTTGATGAGGATTTGCCACTTGCAAGTGGATTGTCAAAAATAGCTGACCCTAGCCATGCGTGTCGTTCTAAAGAACCAATGCTCCAGGATTGTTCTTCGTAATTATATATTGCGTATCTGGATATTTCTCTGGTTCCATCTTCGATGGATGGATAAAAAAACCACACCTCAGAGAACTCTTCATTCAATCCAGCAAAACATTTGAAGGCTTGGCTAGTGTCTAAGTCAGAAAATACATGATCTTGTACTGTGCAAGGTAGTTTTATTACAGAACCGTTGTAATAGTAAAAAGCATTTTTACTCATATAAAATACACCATTAGGTGCATTGACAGCAGCTTTCGGAGCTATCAAGCCAGCACCTTCGTTTATTAAATTTAAAGCAAATGTTAAAGGTGGCCCAATGAAATTCATACTGTATAAACTGGTATCAGTCCAGATTAGAACTTCTTGTCTGGATTTAAGACCACCAATAATAGAAGATCCACTAGATAGACGTAAAGACCCAGCTGTATTTGTGTTTAAAGGTTCAAACTCTAATGGGTTTTCTTGATCGCTAAATGCTATCAGCATAGGGTCTACGCTACCCGTTCTTGACCCACCAGATAAAGGATCTGCGCCTAACACAATCAAGTGTCTGTCTGTTTCTGAGGTTATAACTTGCAAACCTTTAGTTGGTACCTTGTTAGCACCGCTAGTGGTAGCTAAAGATACAGCTCTGGTAGATACTCCGTCGTTTTCAACCCATCTAAAGATACCACCGGCTCGTGGATTTATTATTAAATCCTCACCAAAATTATCGTGTGTCCATATTCTTAATTGGTTTGTATCTGATAGAGCAGTTTCAAAACCCCATGTCCCAGCTCCCCAAGCTCCTACTGACCAACCAGTAGATGTTAAGTAAAAATCTGTCCCAGAATTAGCTAAATAAACTCCATCAACTCCAGATCCACCATTACCCGAGTCACTAGAATTAGCTAAAACTTCATTACCAGAGGTATCTTTAGCCTCTATGGTGTATGTATTGGTCCCGGTAATAGTCGCTATCTGGTATTCTTGATTTAAAACTGTAGCAGTGATATTGCCGCCTAAACTTACTGCTCCTGATATGGTTACAAAGTCTCCCTCTACCGCACCGTGGCTACTGTCTGTAACTGTTAGGGTAGCATCATCGTTTGCTACTTTTGCAAAGGTTATTGAATTGGTACTGGTTTTACGAACCGGAGTAACGTCATTAAAAACTCCAGATTCTTCAATAAAATATTTATTTGTTGTACCGACACCCAGATATTTGTCACCAGAAAGTGATACCCAGCCGTGCAAAGCTCGTGCCGAACCTATTATTGAATTTGAACTTAATTTTTCCCAGCCGCCAATTTTTTCTACTCGACCTTTTCTGAATCTTATGAAATTTCCGTCAATCCAACCACCTTCGTTGGAGTAATCTGTTTCTTCCTTATTTATTCCAGGCTTGAAATTTATTTTGTTCAGAGGCATTATCCGATTCTAACATACCTAGTTAAGATCTACGCTAGTCTAATAATGGCTCCTGTTGCATTTGCAGCTGGAAACACGATTGTAAAATCACCGGCAGTAGATGTTTTATCTCCACCAAAGTCTATGATACAAACAGCTTTATCTGAATTGGTATCGTTATAGATCATACAACCTCTTGCTGTAACGGTTGCGTTACTAAAGGTTAAATCAGCAAAATCAACAATTGCTGTGGTTCCAGATGTAGCTGGCGTTACATTTGTTAAAGCAGAACCGCCAGAGGTGTAGTTTGTACCCGTAGCCTGTCCTGTTGTCACAAACGCTGTAGAGCTGGCACCTAAAGTTGCCGAAGACGTGTAGAGCGCTAATTTAAAAGAATTACCACTTGAGTTAGTAAAATTATGCGTTCCAACCAAAACCTCTTGTTTGAAACTTGTGCATATTGCCGATGTAATTGCCATTATAGCTCCTTCAATATTTTAGCCATGTCCTCATGGCCTTGTTTACTTAATAAATTTGCATAAGTCGTATTTTGTGACTTAATTGCATTTTTTATAGTATATAAGATTACAGTATAAACTTGATTTTGAAAAGCCAAAGCCTGTTGTTTGATATGGGGTGGTGCCTTGTCAGAAACTTCACAAATCTTTTTTGTAGCTTGAGTAGCCCAAAATTCAGGCTCGTGTCCCTTATTTTCTGTAGTTTGCACACCTATTTGTCCTAATGAAATATCGCCTTTTACACTCATATTATCCCTTGTATGGTTCAGGAGGCACAACGTCTTCGTTTATTTTTAATCCTTGTTTTTCTAACTTTTCATTAATTTCTTCAAAAGGTCCAATCATAAATTTACCCTCATGCGGCACTGCTACTAATGGTTTTTCTAGCCTATGAAAACCATACAGTTTTTCATGTGCCGGGACATTGGAGTCTAATACTGTTGATCTACCGCTTACACCAACCAGTATGTCAGCACTCATACATTTGCTAATCCAAAACTCTACACAAGCTCTTCCTGCTTCGGCAAAATGTAAATTTTCTTTGTATGAAAAATCTATACCGAATAAATCTATACGACCTACTTTGTGATACAAAGCAAATGCCAAAGCATAAGCCACCGTGTTATTGAGATATGCACATTTAGTTGCATTACATATTTCTTCAACAGGAAATACTATTGCATTTTTTAATCGTGGATCTTTTTCACATGTATAGATTGGAACTTCTGTAGTATCAAGCAACCTTGTCATAGCATTTGTTTGATAACCAGCATCTTCACTATCGTAAAATCTGCTTGCTGGATCTAACATAAATATCTTATCGCATGGATATGTACCGCCAGCTGAGTTTATACACCAAACTTCATCCCACTGTTGACCGTTTTGTTGACCAATAGCAAAATCTACTTGAGATATACCCAAGCCGACTATTGCAATTTTCTTGCCTTCTAATAAATTTATTTCTTCCATTAAGTCACGCTAGAGCGGACTGAATCGTATCGATACTCGTCGCGTGTACCACGACCTTCTGAAGTATTTTTCATTCTAGCTATCGCCTCCTTGAATCGCATCTCAAACTGAGCAACGACATCTGGAGGTTCTTTTAGAAAAATAGAACCCTCTACTAAGGCACCATACAACAACGCATCTGAATAATCCGTTGATAGTATCGTTGTGCCACTGTCACTACCACTTGTAAGAGAGGCTGGTTTATGTAAATAATGTAACTCTACGGTATAACTTGTGTCAGGTACCGGTGAAACTTCAAAAGCTGTATCGCTATACAAAGAATAATATTTTGGTTTTGATTGTGTAGATCCCGGCGAATACTCTTTAATAAATGATGGATGTTTGAAATCTAGATAATCGTATGTGCTAGAGCTCGTTATAGCTAAAGACATAGGTGCATAGAAATCTGTTGGTGTTGCTAAAAACCTGTTTCCAGATGATAAATCTCCAGATACATTTTTTCTTTGGTGGGGAAGTTGTACTAAAGAGAATATTCTGTCCTCTGATTCTTGTATAAATCTTGGTAGTTGTGAAGTAAAAGTCGTTTCTGAGACTTGCAAATAGTCTTGTATAGCAGTTTTTAAAGTTGATAATGTAAAACTCATACTGACACCGTTACCTCACCGACGCTTGCTGATACAGAAAATGTGGATAACACGCTTCCTAACTTACCGTCGCCAACATTAGTATAAACCAAAAATGCTGAGTTATCGTCCTTAACGTCTGGTCTTGCATCTTTTAAAGCCTGTGGGTCTTGTGGTGCTGGTTTGGGCATAAGCTGTGGATGTTTTGCATCCCACTGGTCAGGCCCGACTAACAAACCATCCCAAGTCTTACGCATATCTTTGAGCTTGTATCTAAAACCTGTAATGTCACAAATACCGTAAGCGAATTTACCAGATGCAAAAGCCATTATGCGTTGTTATAACTCCTCAAGTTAGGTTGTATTTTGTATGATGCTCTGTCTTCGTCCTGGCTTAGTGCCCTATCAAATTCTTCGTCATACATAGCTTTGAGCATACCAGCTCTTTCTGGTGCTCTTTTGAGTGACATGTAATATGCAAGTCCAGCAGCCAAACAAGGATAAAACCTAAAAGGCATGTCTAGATTATTTGTCCCGGCGTCTGCATCATCCATTCTGGTAAGAACATTCATAACCACTGTGTAGGTGCTAGATAGATCTGGGGTTGGCCAAACTGAGATTGTTGGGGACAGTTGTTTATTTATAAAAAATTGGTTTGGTTTTCCTGTGCTAGATTTTGTTGTTATGTGAGAATACTCTGACCTGGATAATCTAGTCATTGGTATATCCGTAGTTTCAGAGCTCACAGTTTCTCTTATAAAGACATCTAAGACATCTATTGGAGCTGTGGCATTGGTGCTATCAATGTTATAGGTCTTGGTATCTTTGACCATAGCTACCGTTTTTTCTTTAATGGTCCATTGGTTTAGACCTCTGTTAGCCCACTCTGCTAACATTAAATTAAGGCTTCTAGTAGCACTTTTAAGATCATAGCCAGTCCTAAGCTCTAACCCGCATCTCTCAAACGCTTCCTCGATGTATTCTGCTACATCTAATTCAAAATCTTTACTTCCCGAAGTAGCCATAATTATTCCTTAGAGTTATCTTCCTCTGGTGCATATAAATTGTCAAATGTTATGTTGGGGTCTGTATAGCTTTCATGCTCCTCAGCTGAATGTACCCACTGAGAAGGTGAAAAATCAGGTGCACCTTCACCCGTTCTCCATAAAGCGGGATTTGTTGCTCTTACTCTGTTGTTTGGTAAGGCTACAAAGTTACCGGTATATGGACCAGCATCCGTTAAGTATAGCACATGGGATTGTTTGTGTTGCGCCGGGTCGTCTGCTATGGAGTGCTCTGTGTAATCTACTGTAAACATGTATTTACCCATGTAAAACTCACCATCGATCTTGCACCACCATGGACTCGAACTAACTCTATCTAAAACTACGACACTATGATGATGGCTTAAACAGTCCCAGGGTTGAGCTAAATGGTTTTCCATAGCAGTAGGCCACTCAGGTAGAGGCACGTCTGCTATAAGTGCTTGTATGGGCATACGGGCCCACATTGCGCCACCATGTACGTTTTCGTCAGGATAATCTTCAAAATCGGTTTCACAGCCTGTAAAAACCACTTGGAAAGAAAGAGATCTATCTGGAATTGTATTTACTGCAAAAGCCAAAGCATGCAAATACTCACCATGATATTTTTGGTGATTTGCTGTAAATTCTTTACGAACCCAACACTTAAATTGGGGTATGTTTGAAATTAAATACGCCACTAAATTTAATTATATTTATTTTTTACTTGCCGTAAAGACCGCCACCTTTGGACATGTACTTGGAGCCCTTCTTAACTCCTCCACCTGCTCTCATTTTAGCGCCTTTCATAACTCCACCGCCAGCTCTCATTTTGGAGCCTTTCATAACTCCTCCACCTGCTCTCATTTTCGAGCCCTTTAATTTTGCTTGTTGTCCAATGTCTCTTGAACCACCGCCCATTAAAGCACTTGAGACTGAGCTTGGCATGTTACCTACGCCTAATGCAGATCTTTCCTGCTGTGCGACTCTACCACCTTTTTGCATCATTAAAGAACCGCCAGGACTCATTTTGCCAACTGGCAATTTAGGTCTACCTGGAGTAGCTATAATTTTTCCTGCTCCGGCTGTATTACCTATCGGAATACCACCGCCCATACGCATTTTAGCCATGCCTTTAGAATTTTTCATGGCACCACCACCTGCTCTATATTTAGATTTTTTCATATCTTTTCCTAATGTTATCGACCATACAAACCCATGTTTGATCGTTTACTTATAATACCACCTTTTTGTGCAAATGTTTTTACATTAGTCGGTTTACCCCCAACACCTTGTTTTTTTGATCTTTTGCGGGAAACCGCTGACTTAATTTGTGACTTCGACATTCTAGCTGCTTTAGCAGACGGTACACATTTTGGATATTTTCTTTTAGCGTCGGCTTTTTGTTTGGAGCGACCGCATTTTTTGAAGCCACCGCCTTTTTTTGGTGCTCCAATATCAACCCAATCTTGTTTAAACCATTTAGTTAAGCTCATTTTTTTCTTGCTTTTCTTATCTGTTCTTTACCTTTCTT